GCTGAATTCCTACAGTTGGGATGAGGAAAAGGATAACGTACCAGAGGACGGTAACGATCACACGATTAACGCAGATCAATATTCATGGCTGCCGTACAAAGATAAAATAGGGAGCGTGGTTCTAAAATGAGTTTAGGGGATAAAATCAAAACCGCCATTGTAAATTGGCTGAGGATCCAGCCAGCAACGGATCGGACCATCATCATATATGAGCCGTACACCTATGCGGGTAACGTCATGAAAAATCGGATATGGTACCGCGGGGAACCGTCGGAGCTGTCACAGTTTTACAAGTCGGCCGCGGAAGGCTCCCGTGATTCGGTCAATGCGGCACGTTTCTGGGCCGCGGTCCCCTCTGAAGGGCTGCAGATCAGAAAGATTCATACTGGCCTGCCTCAGATGTGCGTGGATAAGATCGCCGGGATTGTATCGGATGATATGGAGCCGGTGCAATTCGGTGCCGCTGATCAGCCGACGGATGGCGCGGCCGTGCAGGATGATACCGCTGATCGATGGAAAGAAATTGAGGAAGAAAACGACTGGAAGAAGCTCGTGCGGAAGGCTTGCACGGAAACGGACGTTGCCGGTGACGGCGCTTTCAAAATTTCTCTGGATCCTGATGTGTCGGGGCTGCCTATCATTGAGTTCTATTCCGGGGAACGTGTGGACTATACCCGTAAACGCGGGAGAATCACGGAGATCATGTTCTACTCTGATCAGCAGCTGAACGGCCGGACATATAAACTGGAAGAAATATACGGAATCGGATACATACATTACAAACTTTACGACGAATCCGGAAAGCCCGCAGATATGGATATGTTTCAGGAGCTGTCCGATCTGAAGCCCATAACATGGGACTATGAATTCATGCTGGCCATACCGGTGATGTTTGCGGAAAGCCCGCGATTTCCCGGTCGCGGTAAAAGCCTCTTTGATGGGAAATGCGATTCATACGATGCATTCGACGAAGATGTCAGCCAGTGGACGGACGCTTTCCGAGCCGGCCGGATTACCAGGTATATTCCGGAAGATATGATCCCACGGGATCCGAATAACGGTAGAGCGATTGCTCCGAATCCTTTTGATAATCAGTTTATTGCAACCGGTCCCAACAGCAAAGAAGGGGTTGCTTCTCAAATTCAAGTAGTGCAACCCACGATCAACAGCGATTCATTTCAGCAGAAGTACAGCACGGACCTTGATCTGTGTCTGCAGGGCGTTCTTTCCCCGTCTACACTCGGCATCGATGTGAAGAAACTGGATAACGCAGAGAGTCAGCGCGAGAAGGAGAAAACCACCATGTATACCCGGTCGCAGCGTATTGACGTTCTGGAGAAGGTGCTGCCAAAGCTGGTGGATATCGTCCTGAAGGCTGATGACCTCAACAATGAGCGCACCCCAAAGGACTATGAATGCACAGTTACTTGGGGTGAATACGCTAATCCATCCTTTGAGGCGGTCGTGGAAACGATCGGCAAGGCTCGGCAGAACAATACCATGTCTATCGAAGCCAGCGTGGATGAAATGTGGGGCGATACCCGTGATAAAACGTGGAAAGAAGCAGAGGTTGCCCGGATAAAAAATGAGTTGGGTATTGAACCGATGAAGGAGCCGAGTGTCGGGGATGAACTGGATACCGGTGGTGAAGCGTAATGCTGTCATGGAAGGATATTTCCGATCTGTTCGTGTCCATAGAACTGAAGCTGATCGCGTCCTTAAAACGGAACCTTG